GGTATTGCTATTGAAAACAAACATTTCTATACATTGTATGGAATGATGTCTTCAGGGATGAACATATTTTGGTATGTTGCTTTTAATGATGGATATATACTATATTATCTTAATGATTGTTTGACTCCTGCTCAATTAAATGTTTTACCTGAACAAACATTAATTGGTGTTGCTTCTGCTCTTCATATTGAACAGGATAAAGTTAAACACGATATAGGTGATGGTAAATCATATGCTCAAGTAGTTAATTCATATCAACCTATTAAAATACAAGGTTCATTACCTTTAGGCAGACAACCTAAAAATAGAGTTAGTAGAAGTAAACGTTAATTATTTACCCTGTCCTCTGTATTTAGAGACAGGTGTTGCTTTAGGGCCAGGTGTTTTAGACGCTTGGCCCTTCTTTTTGTTTTTAGGCTTAAATTTAGCTATTGTACCTAATTTAACCTTTGCCATCTTTTTTTCCTTTAAACCAATCGTAAATTCTAAGTGTATTAAGCACTAAACCTGTTAATAGTACAAGTACCGTTAATTCAGCACTGAAGTGCATTATATACGAAAATACACCGCCTATAGTGAATGTATTTGCTAGTGTGTCTGTATTATTCATTATAATCCGTACCTATTTCTTAAACTATTAAAATTATAAGTCATTTCATCAGCTGATAAACCACGAGAATAAATAGCAGATACACCACAAAATCCTTTACCTCCACGTTGGTCACTACCAAGATTACCGATTTGTCTATTAAATGAAAATTGGTCCTCACATCCAGCTCCTGAAACCCCACCTACACTACCTGTAATAGTATTATTTATATTATAATATACCCCATCTACTTGAGAAGGTCCACCTACACTTACTTGAATAATATACCATTGATTTAAATCTAAATATAATCCTGTAACTACAGGAGTATTACCTAAAGTTATATAAGAAGCATTTAATTGGCTAGAATCTCTAAATATAAATGCATTAGCTTGACTAATAGCATTAATATTACTAAATAAAGCAGCACCTGGGTAAGTACCACCAATTAAAACATCTAAATATTTTACAGCCATTACAATAGTCCAAGCTGATTGTGAACCTGTTAATTCAAATTCACTTCTAAAATTATTATTATTATTCACATTACACCAAAACAACGAATTAACACTTGCGGTATTATCTGTAGTAATAAAAGAAGCAGTTGATGGTGTTTGAGTCCCTAAATAATCTAATGAACCTGTTTGATTACCATTTCTCTCATAGGGAGTAGTAAGTGTATAGGTAGTTGAACCTGTATTATTATAGGTTAATGAATTTGAAAAATCAAAAAAACCAGTTAATCCATTAGTTACAACTGGGAGTATAGGCATTCCTTGTTGGATTAAATTAGCACCTAAATAAACATTACCTAACTCATATGAGTCAACTAATTCTTTTCCTATTTCTGTATTACCTAAGTATATTGACATATTTTATTTATTAATAATAAGTACTAACGTAATTTGATAAATCACTTAAATCTTGAGATGTCCAACGTGTTCCTGAGGTAACAATCATTTCCATTATTTCCCCATAAAATCCAGCACCACCAAATATACTTCCACCTTGAGTATATCCACCAAGTGACCATTGGCAGGTTGAAAATCCATTTCCATTCACACCAACAGTACCTTTATCAACAGCTGTTGTTGAATTAGGATATATTTTTAAATTTTGATTACTCAAATCAGCAATTAAAAATTGTGCTGGTGGACCATTAGTAACTGATACTCCTGAACCTTGTTGTCCTCCTGTAAATACATAAGCACCGTATTCATTAGCTGCTGAAGGAAAAGATACACCAGGTGATAATTCAGCAAATCCACCACCAGTAGATGTAAAACCTCCCATTAATTTATACCCACTTGCTGTTGCTGTTAATGGTGACATTATAAAACAAACCCCAACAGTAGCATTACTTGTACCATTTAAACCCGAAGCAACATCAGTAAATCCTAATCCTCCATTAAAATTAGATGGAAATAATACTGTTGCTTTATTATTAAATGATGAATTACTCGCATTATAAACACTATTAGTAGTACCTACTTCTTGTGTTAATGTACGACTTATTACACCTGCTTTAGATGCCCAAGAAGTTACGTTAGTTCCACTTGTAGTTATACCAGCCTCTGCCCTCCACCAAATATATAAATTTGATAAATTAGCTGGGGACCAATCAGCAGGTGGGGCAATTATGTCTTGTTTTATAAAGGCAAATGGAGTAAAAAATGACATATATTAGATAAAGTTTTTAATGTTACTTAGATACAAATTAGTTGAATCAAATGAAATAAATGTTACTATATCTTCTGCGTTTCCTGTTACTGTTGGAATATAGACACTACCTGATGCTTGTTTTACACTTGAGGCAAATGATATTGAACCTGTTGGAGTTGATGCTTGTTTGATTCGCAAGTTAATTGTTTGTCCTGGTAATATATTAGATGGGTTAACAAATGTTGTTGAACCACTTACTAGGGTTAATGTATAAAAATTATTTAAAGAACAATCAAGTGATGCTGTTTGAGAGCTAATTGTTAATGCTTGTACTTGACCTCTTAATGAACCACTAAATATTTGATTGCCAATAAACGTATTTGAACCTGTGGTAGCAAATACAGCTGAATTAAATGGAACTGAACCTGAAATAATGTATAATGTATTAACATTAGGTGTTACAATTGCGTTGTATTCTGCTTGTGTTAATGTTATTACTTGTTGAACAGGAGCTGAAGTTGTATATGTGTCTGTATTATTACCTAATACATTTCCTGTAACTGAACCTGATACATTTAATGAACCTGAAATAGTTGCTGTACCTGTAAATGGGAATGGACTGGTTGATGGAGCAAACGATGCTGAAACTGCATATGAACTTGATAATGCTTGTGTAGCAAACGAGGCAGTACCTAATAAGCTACCTGTAAATCCATTTTGTGAACTAACTGAACCTGTAAACTGGGCCCCATTTACTGTTTTAACTTTAAAGAAATCAACATCAAACTCACCATTTTTGGTTTGGTCTGTTACTTTAAAATCACCACCTGTAAATCCAGTAGAACCAGTAGCTGAAAATGAACCTGATGTTTTAACAATACCAATGAATGTTTGTGTATCTAAAGTAGCACTATCACCTAATAAATTTGAACCTGAAGAAAAAATTACTGATGATGAAATTGTTGTTGTATATAATAAAGCTACACTTGCTGTACCTGTAATTAATACGTTTGAGGCAGTAGCATTTAAAAATGTAGGGCTTAATCCGTTTGCTATATTTGAGGCAAACGAGGCAGTGCCTAATAAGCTACCTGTAAATCCATTAGTTGCTGTTACTGAACCAGTAACAATAATATTACCTACATAAGGTGAAGCAAATGATGTACCAGAAGTACCTGCTGTTCCTGATGTTCCTGATGTTCCTGAATTACCTGAAGTGCCTGAAGTTCCATTTACACCTGAAGTACCATTTGCTCCTGAAGTACCTGAAGTACCATTTGCTCCAGAAGTACCTGAAGTACCATTTACACCTGAAGTACCAGAGGTTCCTGTTGCTCCTGATGTTCCTGATGTTCCTGAATTACCTGAAGTACCAGAAGTACCGTTAACACCTGATGTTCCAGAAGTACCATTAAATCCAGAAGTACCCGAAGTACCATTAAATCCTGAAGTACCTGAGGTACCAGAAGTACCTGATGAACCTTGTGAACCAGTAGCCGCATTTAAGGCATATGAAGCAGTTACAGCATAACTTGCACTAATAGCCGTAGTAGCAAACGAAGCTGAAGTTGCTGTATCAGCTTTAGAGGAAGTTATTAATAAACTACCTGTTATTGTTGTTCCTAAACCAGTCTGTAATTCACTTCCACTCAATTGAGTAAGGAACTGATACGAGGAACTGATAAAAAGTGTGGATAAATTACGTCCCATATTATATGTTAAAAATTAGATACATTGTTTTGATATGACCTGTAAGGGTATTGAGGAAACTGAGGATAACGAGAATCATAAATTGGTAAACCACACTCTCTTGCTTGTCCTGCGTGGTAACCTCTTCCATTACGTCTCATTACGATAGGAGATTTATATTGTACTCCAAAATCAGGGTACATTTGTTG